ATAAACTATTGATTTCTCCCACCGGGATACATTGTGGTAATTGAGCTGCCTCTCTATAGGTTGTTGGAGTAGTTAATGCATCATAACTTGTAGTATTTATATTAATATCAAATGTAGTAGCACTAGTAACAGCAATTGTACCCACCTGTTGGTTGATTTGTTGCATTCCATATCCGGGAGGTATATCAATCCTTAAAATAATTCCTGAATTATAATTGTGTGGAAAACTTGTTGTAACTGAAGCCGGATTTGAAAGTGTTATAGCCGTAACTATTCTCATTGCAGGCTGAAAAACAGGTGATACAATTGCTGATACTGCGCACATAATTATACCTGTGGAATATATTCAACGGTTAATAATCCAACATCAGGAGTTAGATCTTCGATATCTACGAATTCTAAGCTCTGAAAACTACAGCGTCTTATTTTTTGTCCAATTTTAGCAACAGGCTTGCCATGTTCATCAACCGCATGTGTATGCACTGGTATATAGCAATTTTTATTTAAATGTACCGCTACACCTAATGGTATAGTATATATTTCACCGTCCAGAAGATCATATCTTTCGACTGGATCTTCTTTCCACTTTTTAAATACAAAGCTCATCATTCCGCCTGGTACTTCATGAAATATAAATTTACCTCTAACTAATTCTCTATCTTTGTCTCTAAGATATTTAAAATTAGGTTTAACTTTTACTGTATTTGTTGTGAATTCTTGTTGTTCTACTGCCGCTGATTTTGTATTCTTTGTAGTCATTTTATTCCTTTGTATTAATGGGAGGCAGAAAGCCACCTCCCGAAGATTAATTATAATCCGCCGTAAGTTGATTTACCGGCACGCCAGTAAATGGTATCAGGCACAGAACTAGTTGTAGTTCCGGCTGGTCCAATTATTGGTCCGGTATTCAATATACCTGCACCACCAGACCCTAGAATCATTCCTATAAATCCAGTATTAACAGTAGAATCAGCTAAAATACCTGTGTTGGTATTAAATATCTGTAATCCGTTATTTAAAGGAACTTGAGGATTTAGATTTACTAAAGCGTTAGCAGTATCTTCACCAACAGGGTTAAAGTGTGGGAACGAAGAAGGTTGCTGAGCGATAGTAGGCCATGCAAATGCTGTGTAAGCACTTGTGTCTATATTAATTACAAAGTTATAAGCATCAGTAACACTTAAAACAGTAGCAGTTTGACCATTCAATTGAGTCATACCCGCAACAGGGATTAAATTAGGTATTTCAAATCTAATTAATTGACCCGCGCACATATTATGTTCAATTGAAGTAGATACTGTTGGAGTTGTAGCCGCTGTTACGTTAACAACATAACGACGACGAGGATAATATAGAGCATTGTAATTAACAATTCTATAGAATCCAGCACCACCAATAGCGCCTGGAGCTGTAGCTAAGGCATTAGTAGCTGTTAATAGAGTAAAGCTAGTGTTAGCTGTTACTGCACCAACAACCATATCAATACCGTTAACATCATTTTGGGCAGTATTGCTCATACGAACAACTGTACCAACTGAGATGCCTGCTGTATTCGCTGTACTAACTACTGGTCTAGTAGCGTTAGTAGAAGCTGTAGTAGCAACTGCGTTACCCAATAAAGGTAATGCTAATGCATCTTGACCAGATGGATCATAAAGTGTGAATCCACCAGTTGCTAATGTATCAAAGGCAATTGCAGGTGTAGTAGTTGCGTTTCTAAATTTAACAATACCTGTACCACGAGCCATACCGCGTTGCCAATAGAATTCGGATCCTATTGTAGCATTAGCAGTTCCTTGAAAAGTAGCTGTAGTTGTTCCCGCTGTTCCAAATTGTGTGTAGTTATACACATAAAGCCAATCAGCACCAGAAGGTATCTGAATGATTGTTGGAGCAGCTGCAGTTATTGTTGCTGTAGCATTTACTAGATTAGCTAGAAAACTACCTTGTCCGATTATAGTTCCGTCCATTGTATCTCCTAAGCTAATGTAGCGCGTAAATTGATTACCCAAAGGTCATTTGTGATCCTTGGAACTTCAGCAAATTTATAACCAACCGAAGCATTTAATGCTAAAGGTCCGTCATATATTGGCGGTCTGTAAATAAAGGACGCACTATATCCATCTTGTTCTATACAAGCATACATTCTGTTACTTTTGTGACCTATCTCTAGGCGGGGAAACTTCTTCGAATCTCCCTCTCTACCTTATCGGTAGAGTTCAGACTATCGCATCATCTTTCGATGTTTTCTCGCTTAGTCGTTCAGGCTGATAAAAACCAAAATAATTAGGACATTCTTTACACTTAATATCACATAATTTAGATATTGAATGCCTGCAATGATAACATTTATTATCGATATGCATATATGTACTTTTAATTTTAATCATAATCTTGCCCCCTGTTACCCGCTTTTAAGCTTGGGCTTCCAAGTCTATCAGAGAAAATTTACTGAGGCCTATCTTTTAAGCCTCCATACCAACGCAGAATATATTGTATACTGTTGCGCCTAACGAAGAAGCATTTAAACTTGTTGAACCAATACTGGAAATTAAGAATCTCAAGTTACCGATAGCACCCCATTCTGAACGCAATGCATTCATTGGAGCCGGATATTGGTTCTTTTGAATAAATCCTGCAACGTTATCCAAATTACCTGTAAGGTTTGTTGAACATAATGCAAAGTATGCATCACGAACAGGAGCTGTGCCGAACTTATCTTCACCCTCAATATTGTCCATGATTGTGTATGCATTATTATTTAATAAAGCACGAACAACAGTATCAACGTCGGTTCTGGTTATTTCTGTAGGCACATCACCATTCACACCACCTGTACAGTTAATGAAAGCCGCTGTTGCCGCTAACATATCTCTGGTAAGTTGATCTTCTGTTTGACGAAGCGAAACACCTAAACGTGCTGCGCATTCATTTAAAACGGGATCCTGATTTTGTAAAGTGACCTGTTCGTTAAGCTGGACGTAGGTCCCGTAAAAACTGATTTTTGCATCAATATCTACAGCAGTAAGGTTTTGTGCAGGGGGAGTTACTCCTGTATTACCCAATGGAACCATTGCGGTATTTAAAGGATTGTAACGTCTCATTCTAAGTGTTGTTCCACCGTTACGAGGCATGTTTTTCTTCATGGCAGGTATCTTATGGATCATATTGGGCACTGGTACGGAGAGTAGCTTGTAGCTGAAACTCTGTTGTACCATACTATTACTTTCGGATCCAGTGCAATCCTACTGACCATTTCTGGCGGGGAAACTTCTTCGAATCTCCCTCTTATAATTTCTTATAAGATTAGACTATCGCATGCCTTCTCAGGCCCTTGAGGCTTAGTCGTTGCGGCTACTTTTCTACAATTGAGCTCTCGCATGCGTTGATACGATTCCTCTCTGTAGATTAGCTCGTCTTTAGTTAGTCCAAAATATCTAGATCCCCTATCATCAATATTCATAGCTTGATTGCAGTAATCAAGTAAATATTGTGCGCGAGTTTTTTTTATTTTTAAGTAAGGAATTATTTCTTCTAAGAATGCTTTCACTTCTTTTCGATTTCTAATTCCCCAACTAAATAAATCTTGAGAATTTGGCCTACTTTTTCGAGCGCGAGTTATAGTTATAGTGCCATATTTCATATCGTCTCTAATGAAATATACTGCTTGAGATTCTATTTGTTGAATTTTAACTGATGGCATATAAGTCCAAGACCAATTATCAACCTTATGTGGATAATCTTTTCTTTGAGTTTTTCTTTTATGTCTTGTTATCATAAAACATCCATCAGAATCCATAACACCTGCTATATAACTTAAATCCGTTTGCCTCTGGTTGTCTTGCATAATATCCTTTCATTGTTGTACTAGATATAGTATAACAGACATAGATAATTATGTTTAGATTTTCCAAGTAATCACTCATGGTTTAATGCGCCCCATACTTAAAAAGGCGCTGGAAGAGTCGAGGTTGTTGTAATAGCCATCGAATTGCTCCTTAAAATATATGAATATATATCTCAAGTTGGACGAGTCTTGGCATTTGCGTCCGCGGAATGAGCGAAGTTCCGATTGCGCTCAGTTGCCGACAAATCATAGACAACTGCCTACTAATTGTCGACGGTTGATCTTGCGAGGATCGATACGCTAATGAAATTATATTTAGTTTATTTAAAAAGGGCAAATACTATATTTCCTACAAATGGAGTCGAACCAATCTCATATATAACTTTGTATCTGACTAAGTCAATTCACACGCTGAGTCTTTGTATTATATACCAGCGCCATAGCGCCTGGGCTTATCCCCGTAGCCCTTAAGTTAAAATACATTCCTTGCCTCTATGAATTATACCAGAAAACAACCTAGAAGAAACGCCTTACTGAAACTTCTAGGTTGTTTTGTTATATAACTTGGAAGGAGTGAAATAAGTTAATAT